CAATTTTTATTGAAATTGATCAAGAATTCAGCATTTGAAATAAAGCAATTAATGCGCAAATAATATAAAATTATAGTGTCATGTCCGTTTAAACACAATCCAATAACACAGGCAGAGACAAGTATGAGCAGTTCAGCATCCATTTCCGCGGCTAAAAAACGTCGCGCCAATCAGCTTCAACCGCCCACAACTTCTCAACCAATGATGCAACGACCGGGAACCGCACCAGCGCCTTCTTTAGCAAATATGACGCCCGCTCAACGACAACAGTTCATGATCCAACAACAACAACGAATGCAACAGCAACAGCAACAGCAACAGCAACAGCAACAGCAACAGCAACAGCAAAAAGCCGCATCCGGCAATCAAAAAGCCGCATCCGGCAAAGCATCCGGCAAAGCAGCTGACAAAACTCCCGGACTCGCGTGGCCGATGCCACCAATTTATCTTATGAAACAAATGGACAACATTTTGTTTCAACAAAGTCAGTCAATCGATGAAATGAAGAACCGGTTGAATTGCATTGAATCTGGGTCATTGCCCGATGGTGCGCGTCATGATCATGATGGTGGTTCTGGATACAGCAATTCCAACCTCATGTTGGAACAAACCAAACATTCTCTCCTTGCCGACGATGAGTTTGTGTCCGGAATTGTGGACAACATCATGACCAACTCCAACTTGTCCGACATCATTGAACAAATCGACACCGTGCAAAATGAAAACCGAGAATTGCGCGAATTGCTTCACGTCCAGCAAAAAACCATCAATGAAATGAACGTCATGTTGTTGAAATTAATTAGTCAAAGTTTGACTCAGGCTGTTGTGCCTGTGCCTGTGCCTGTGCCTGCGCCTGTGCCTGCGCCTGTGGCTGCGTCGGACAAAGACGAAGACGAAGACGAAGACGAAGACGAGGAAGAAGAGTCTTCAGCCGAGAACAACAATATTCATCTGGATGTGATAGAACCCGGAACCAGCATGCAATCCATTGATTAATCAAACCCAAATCCAATGAGACCTCGTAATATTTGTATGAAATTATTGTAGCATATAAATAAACATAAGTATTTAAAAAAACACTGCCACGATAGAATAATAGTGACAACCCTGAAATGCAATCAGTATTTGCCGTGTTAATATTTTGCGTAATTCTCTTCTTTTATTTGCACATTTACTTCCACATGAAAACCAGCAACGATCTGGAGGTGTATGAAATCGACCAGCCGTCCAAAGACAAATTGGAGGAAGTGTGCGACCTGCGACAGCCGGTGCTGTTTGATTATCCGAACGAGCGGTTGATGGAATCGTGCACGCTGAGCGCAATTCGTGCTGCATACGGTGCATTTGATGTGCGGCTGCGCAACGTGAAAGACGCAGCGGACGAGGCCGACACAACCGAGCCATATGTTCCGTTCACGCTGCATGCTGCGGCAGAGACGTTTCGAAGCGACAAGGAGTCGCGCTACGTGAGTGAAAACAACGGCGACTTTTTGGAAGAAACCGGTCTCATAAAAACATTCAAATACAATGATGCATTTTTGCGGCCGCCGATGGTGTCCAAATGCATTTACGATGTCATGTGCGCGTCTCCCGGAACCGTGACGCCGCTGAGGTACGACCTCAATTATCGCAACTACTACTTGGTGACGCAAGGCAGCGTCAAAATGCGACTCATTGCGCCCCATGCCAGCAAGTATTTGTATCCCGTGTCCGACTACGACAATTTTGAGTTCCGGTCGCCGGTGAACCCGTGGCAAATACAAGCCGAGTATCGCGCGGATTTTGACAAAATTAAGACGATGGACGTTGAGTTGCGCGCTGGTCAAATCATTTACATACCGGCGTACTGGTGGTGCAGCATTCAGTTCCCGGAAGCTCAATCAGCCGCCTCGGCAGCCACCATTTGCTGTTTCAAGTACCGCACATACATGAACACCATCAGCGTGCTGGACAAGCTTTGCATGTGGCTCCTGCAACAGCAAAACGTGAAGCGCGACACAATTGAAAAAAAAATAACAGCTCATGTGAGTGAATCAAGCACTGTCGTGCCCGTGGTCGGTCTGCCCGTGGTCGGTCTGCCCGTCGCCACGGTTGTTCCTTCTACCAAGAATGATGATGGGAATGTGGTCAACAACGTCGGTCAGAACGCTTCTAGCCAAAGTTAAAAACTCGGCAGCGGTTATGCGTTCTTCCGCCGGCGAAAGTGCGCGCTTAAACAAGTTACGCAACGCGTCGTTCTGAATTTTATTGAAGTATTCCGGGTTAATGTGTCCGGTTTGCTCAAAAAAGTCGGACGGGTACTCTTTTGGAAAAACATATAACTTCCGGAATGCAATCATGGTCATAAACATCAACCCCATCGACCACACGTCGTGATTTTTTTGCATCTTTGTCCAATTGTATATGTCGCGTTCCATGTTTTTGGACACGTTTGACCCGTTTCCGGTTTCGGGTGCGCAAAACGGTCTGGTTCCGCCCGTTCCATCGCTAAAATCAGCGCATCCGGACATTCCGAAGTCGATTACATACAGCGACAGCGTTTCCGCAGGGGGCGCACATTTCACCAGCGTGTTTCCGGGTTTGATGTCCCCGTGCACCACATTCAAGTCGTGCAAATACGCGAGGGCTTCTGCCATTTGAATGCACAAATGCAGGAGCTGGGCATTCGTGGCATGCGGCGATCGCTTGAACCACGCGTCCAGCGTTTGAGAGTTGAACACAATGGGCTGGACGCTGTAGGAAATGTGATGGAAAATCGTGCGAATGTGCGGTGGTATTTTGTAAATGTTTTTCATTTGCACGTTGATGGGCAAAACAATGTGATGCTCCGAATCGATTCCACATCCCACCACCATGTTTGGTTTGTTTTTGATTTTCATGACCCTTGAAACCACGAAATACTCCGACGTTATTTGAGAGTTGTCGAATGCGTGTTCCACGCGCACCATGAAATGCGACGTTCGATGCATGCCAATGATGGAATGCATGTTGCGATACATCCTGTAAATTTGCGGAAGGTCGTTCACGTTAATGTCGGACACGTCAATTTCTAGTGCCGGCCGACGCTTTGCCTTGCCGATGAAATTGACAATGTCGTCTTTGTCAAAGAGGTATGTCCTCATGGTGGTTTTTTTTAAGTCCGTGAAAAAACACAGCTGACGAATCATTGCAATCAATGGCGTCACATTGTCTTTTGTGGACTCGTTCCATTTGCGAATGACATCCATGTCATATTCATACACGTAATCATCGTTGTCATTGGCGTCGTCGTTGTTGTTGGGAACCACGACCACTGCGTCGGTTGCATTCGACGACGAGGACGACGACGACGACGAGGACGACGACGACGACGAGGACGACGACGACGACGACACCGATGGTTTCAATTCAATATTTCCGCTAGAATCGAACATGTTCATTGAGACGTTTTTAATGAAATTCCGAATAACTCTAAACATGTAACGTTATAATAATAGTGATAATAGGTTTATATTGTTTATGTTTTTGATAAAAATATAAACACATTGCATGTTGTGCATGCACACTAAAGAAATGAAGTCGTCGGGACAGAAGATGGACATGGCTGCGCTTGAAAAAGCGCTTGAAAATGAAAACAACGCATCCGTCTCAAATTTAACCACACACAAAATAAACACAGAAAAATGGCGTCAGCTGCAACTACTCGGATTCAACCAGACGGTGCTGGAAGATTACTTCCGCAAACTGAGAGAATATCGACACGTGGATGACCTGGACGGGTTGCTGCATGGGTCCTACATTCGATGGATTGATTTAAAAAAGCCGGACAAGCTCACGCTTGCAAAGGGAGGCATCATTTGCGACATCAAAATCGGACAAAAGGGAGTGCAGCTATTGTGCAAAACGCATCCCAATCCGGCCATGTTTCACATCATCATGGACGAAGCCGTCATTTTTCAGCGACTGAGCCCGCAAGAACGCGTCATTCTTGCCGCAATGGATTACTTGGTGGATGACGCGGAAGCCACATCATCCGAATCGGAGTAATCTGTCTCTGCCTCTGATTCTGGTTCTGGTTGTTCTGCCTCTGGTTCTGATTCTGATTTGGGGTCTACGACATATCCTTTTATTTGATTTGTTGTGTTTTTTAGTGCATGGTTTGGCACCCCCTTTTGGACCTTTATTTCTTGCGTCTAGTAGCGCTTTCAACTCTTTTGAAATGTAGTCCATGTTTTCATCATGTTCGCGTCGCCTATTTTCTAATATTTTGATATACTTTTGCAAATCACGTTCACAATCAGAAGGGCGGCGACTAGCGGCACACCCAAAAAAATCTCCAATCTTATCCAACACCCCCTTTTCATCTTCAATTCGTTGGGTGAGTGATGCAATCTTGGCCTCCAATAATTCATTTAATTTTTTATCTCTGACATCTATAGCAGGATGACTCATGGATTTTGTGTATAGGTTAATCAAAGCGTCGCCAAAAGACACACCCTTCTCGTCGTCGCCAAAAGACATATTAGACATTAAAATTCAGACACAGCTATATGTACATGTATATGCATAAAATATACATAAATTTATATTGACAATTTCATGTTGGAGCATTTGAACGAACGATGACGCAATCCATCATCGTCGTTTATATCACATGTTGCATGTGGTTATGAGATAAGCAATCCCGTCATATGTTTTTCCTAAACACCATGTGCTCACATTGAATGCAACCGATAAAGCCAGCCAAGTCGGCAATGAAGAAGAACACCATTTTGATAGGATGGAGCGGATATCAATTGGCAGATATAATATTTTTGCGGGTTTTGGTGATTAAATGCCGTCTTCTCCCGCTCGTTCCCTTGCGAGGATTAAACCGCGCCCGCCCCTTGCACGACATGTCAAAGTATTTCAACCCTTTTTTTCCGACCACGCTGGTGGTGCAAAGCGCAATTGCATTTTGAGTGCCCACTTTCTTCTCCACGGCCTTGATGCATTTGCACAACTTGGTTGCCAGAATTTCTTCCGCCTTTCGTTTTAGCTCCGCGCTGCTTAAATTGTCGATTGGGATTTTGTAATAAGAGAGAATTTTCTCATAATCGGATTTTGTCATTTTCATGTCGGCCATTGTTTTTTTTGGAACGAACCTCGAATTATTAAACCAACAATGTTAAAACCTAGTTTCCTATTAAACCGTTATAAAAAAATATTTTGACATGAGGCCATCATTGCTTATTGCATTTCACATTTCACATAAATAGTCATACATTTTTAAATATTGAATTATTATAGCTTAAATTTACATTAAGTAAAATTCCATTTAACTTAACACATTCGGGTTGCCATGACAAAAATAGTGGTGCTTGATGTGGACGAAACCATTGGATACTTTGTGGAACTCGGCATTTTTTGCGATGCTCTCACCAAAACGGTGTGGAACAATGACCCCAGTGCGCAATACGCGAACTTTGCCCATTTGATGAACGCATTCCCCGAATTCCTGCGTCCCAACATTCTGGACCTTTTGCGGTTCTTGAAAACGAAA